GAGGTTGTTGTTGGTGTTGATGATATTTTTTCTTTATTATTTTGAATATCTTTCTGATCTTTTGGTATTTCTTTTGCCTTATCAAAATCTTGCCTTGTTGGTTGCGCTGCTTCGGTTGGTTTATCACCACCAATAACCTGTCCAGAGTGAGGTGAAAATGAATTATACCTTGTAATATTTTTAAATCCAGTTGATTTTTTTTCTTTGGCTTCTTGTAATGAAACATTATTTTCATAAGTTCCTCTAGACAAGACAGTACAAATTACAGGAATTCCATCAATAAAATATCCACGAACCCATTCTCCTCCACAAAGACCTGTAGATCCACGACTCGCATTTCCTTGAGATGTAGGTCTTTCCACAATTGCCCAAGGTAGTTTATCATCTGGAGTATCTGGACTATGGTAATTAGGAATTCTTACTTTAACTCTATCACCCCAACCATCGGAATCTATTTTATCCTGTACCTGATTTGGTGGAATTTGTCCAATGAACATCTCTTCGTATTTGATGTTCCCGTAAGGTTTTGCTGCCATAATTATTTTTTATAAAGTCCGTATGAATCTCTAACAAGTGTCATTGATGTAAAAGATCTTAATGGATCAAAATGGTGACATAAATTTAAAATCAAATACTTACCACTATTTACCGGATCAATCGCACCTTCTACTTTCCTAGACTGTGTTATGGTTTCAAAATTACAAATGATAGTGTTTCCTGCTTTTAATTTCAAATTACAAGGAACTTGTATTTCAATGATTTGTGTGAACAATGAGTTATATCTCATTGGTGATTTTGCTTGCCATTCTTTTGGATCATTATTTTCAGATCCACCTACAGCTGGACTTAAAGATGCTATATCTTTGATATTAAAATAAGTTCTCGTATATGAATTTACATTTGGTATTTCAATACTTTTTCCAAGTGATTGCTCTAGTCCTGTTAATGAGTAATCAAGTTCTTCGTATTTTAGTGTTTTGTGATTGAAGAAATAATTTCTAGACTTGTAAATTCCACACTTTAATGAAGTTATAATATCCTCTTTTTTGATATCAAATTTTCTAACAATTTTATAATCGTTAAAATCATTATCTAAATTTGATTGTAAAACATCGGTTCTAAAATATTCATTTACTCCTGCAGGTGGTGACTGAGATATCAAATTGTCAATAGATCTAAAGTTAAAACCATCTCTAGTTTCATAGAAAAAATACCCAGGATTTCCTTGAATGGGATTTGATCTTGGACATAATCCTATGATGATGCTAAAAGCATCTCTATTTTTGCCTTCAAAATCATAAGGTATTTTTGTTTCATCAGTAAAAATTTTGCTGTTGGTAACTTTTAATTCTTCTCTTAAAATTTTTCTCACATTTTCTGATATTTTACCTCTATAAGTTTTTTGGATTTTATTTTCCATATTTGTTTTTGCTGCCTGTGAGACCAAACCAATCACAATTCCCTCACGATTTGATTCTTGACTTGGATTAATTTGTTTATCAAAAATCAGTGGGTTTTTTGTAAAGTCTAAAACATCTGATCCAGATTTGGATGTAATTTTAAATGAAACATTAATATCACCAGACAGTAAAAACGCAGAATTTAATGTTCCATATCTTGGTTGCTTATCATATTTTGAATCATATTGTGATGACCCACCAATGTCCATTAAAGACAGAACAGCACTTACATTAGGTGATAGAAGACTTTCATAATAATCAAAACTAGTTGGTTTGGGTCCATATGGATCCGTTCCACTAATGTCTACAACTTTACCATTTTTTTCAATTTGAAAAACTTCATATGCTGATGCTGCTGCTGCCTTATTCATTTATCTTACGCTCTCCAAATTGGGGGAACTTTTGTTTTTTGTGGTGATGAACTTGTTGTTTGTTGTGTGGGGACTGGATATGGGAAGGGAACAAAGGTTTCTACTGGTTGTACCGCGTAGATAAACATTGATTGATTTCCACTATTACTTGATCTATTTAATAATCTATTTCCACCACCCCCAGGTCGTTGTAATGCTTTTAGTAATTGTCCAGCGCCTGTACTTATTGGATCTTGTGAAACAGATTCTAATTTAATTCCTTTTGGTGGTTGAACAACTTGTGCTGGTTTGATTTTTCCAGTAGATGGTCCAGAATTTATTAATTTATTTGCAACATCAACCAAAAGATTATTTGATGCTCTAAATCCAACTCCATTCACATGTAATGATATGTGAGGATATGGTTTATTTCCAGATCCAATTGTTCTTCCAGATGCTCCTTGATATCCCAGTAAAGTTCCTTTTGGAATAATTTCTCCATCTTTTGCACCTTTATAGGGGATATTTTTAAAATGTCCCATTAAAACTTCATATTCTTTATCACCTTTTTTAAAATAATAAGCACCATAATATCCAAAACCTCTTCCAGCAGGACCTAAAACATCGGCAGTTCCTTGTAATCCAACAGATGGCATTCCATCTGTTCCTTTACTTCTATAAATTAGATCAAATGGTGCGTAAATTGGTGTTCCAATTCCCCCTGGTAAATTCATATCTAGTCCGGTCTGATTTCCATCAGTATCTCCAGTTGCACCAATATAACCACCTGAAGCATATGTTTCTCCAGAATATTGTTGATCGCGGGTTGTTTGAGAACCTTTTTGATCTTGAGGACCAAATCCAGGACCTTTAGTTCTTGTTGGTTGATTTAAAGAACTCCATTCTCTAAAGTTTTTTGACAACTCTGCGAGTGCTATAACATTTTTTTCATCTCGTTGAGCTGTTTGGTTAATACTATCAACTGCTAAAGAAAAGTCTTCAAATCCAGCACTCATTCCTCTCTCAGATTGTTTTAATTGTCCACTTTTTCTTGGCGTATACGCAGGTTGTGATTTTTGACCATTTGTTGTTTGAACTGTTCCACCTTTTGAAAATTTTTGTGGATCTTGTGTTTTTGATGTTGGCGCTTGTGGAGTTGGCGCTGGATACATTGATCCTGGTGCCATCGGTGCCATTGGCATCGTTGGTGCAGAAGTTTGTTTATCATTTTCTCTTTTACTTAATTCTTTTTCTAATTCAATTATATCTCTGTCTGCTTGATCTGCTAATTTTAAATCACTATCTGCTTCATCTCCAATTAATTTCAATTCATTATCTAATTCTTTTTGTTTTTGTGGAGTAAGAAGGTCAATTAGTTCTCCAAGTTTTTTAAATCCAGACCCAATTGTTTTAAATACATTTCCAACTGCTTTTATAAAATCACTATTAAAAAATTCATCAATTTTTGCTATGATGGCAGGAAGTTTTTGAACTAGAATTCCAAGAACAACCAGTCCTAAAAAGTCAAGTATTTTATCAAAAATACTTCTGGCAGGAGCTGTCACAGCACTCATAATTCTGGAAAATCCAGCACCAATTCCAAGATTTTTAGTCTCTAGTTTAGATTCCTTAACTCTTATATCTTTTTGCTTTTCAAGTCTTGTAAATAAATTTTTCTTTTGAATTTTAAGACTTCTTAATTCCTTATTTGAATTGATAAGATAACTTTTAATGTTGATAACATTAAGTTTTAGATTTTGTACTTGATTTTCCATATCTTATACGTATAAATCTATTCCATAAAGTTCTGGTGTCACATCCATCCAATAATTGGCAAAATTGATGGGTGATATAGTAGGAACTTCTGTCGCCTTTCCTTGCGTTTGTGGTATTTGTGGAGGAGTTGATGATTGCTTTGGAAGAACCATTGGCAAGAAAGTCATTCCACCAGAACCAGCAGATATATTCATATTAATGTTCGCAATCTTTGGTGCTGATGAAATTGATGATTGAGTATTTGATTTTGTTGGTGAAACTCGGAATCCACCTCCACCTGGTTTTGTTTTTTTCTTTAAAATATCATCTTTAAGATACTTATTAAAATCTTCTATAACTTTAGAAAATTCTTGTGATACATCTTTCTGATATTCTGAAACGGCAAGTAATTTTCTGATTGCTTGAGTGAATATAATCCACAATCTTCCAGCATTATCATTAATGTCTTTTAAGAGTGGTCTAAACAACATAGCAGACGTTGTACGAATCACTTCTTCACCGGGAGCAAGCATTGCCTTTACACTATCAACAAACCCAGATCCTTTTCCAGGAATAGTTCCTCCTGTTGAAAAACCCATTCCCATTGGTATTGATGGTGTAAGAAGTGCGTTTTTAAGTGCGGATCCTTTCATTCTCTTTTTCTTTTCTTCCTCACTTAAACCAGTTTGACCGCTGAAGGCGTCTCCTAAAGCAGAATCAAATTTGGCGTCACCCATTATTGCTCTAACAATGTCAGCAGCTAAAAATCCCCATCCGATTCCAGGGATTGCTGTTCCAAAAGACAGCATAGCTCCCATTATATCACCATCTTTCAATCTAGCGATCCCTTCAATAATCGCAATAGCTGATCCTAGAAAAGGTATTGCTTTAAGTGCTTTTCCACCAAGTTTTCCACCGGCAGTAGCAGCAGTTCCTGCTGCTGGTGCGGATGCTGATCTAATAGGAGCAGGAATTCCAGGAGCTCTTCCTGGTATTCCAGACAAAGGACTTCCAGATGAAGTTGGACGAAGCACTGGAGGTTTACCAGAACCTTTAGTTAATGGAGATCTTGCTAGAGGAGACGGTGTTTTTGGTAATGGTGCTTTTGGAAATCCTTTAACTCCAAACAGTTTACCAATTCTTCCTGGTAAATTATATAAAAATCTACCAATTTTAAAAAGTCTTCTTACCCATTTGAAGACTTTATATACAATAATACCAACAACTGCAGGAACAAATGCTTTTCCTATCCAATAAAAAATACCATCTAATAGTTTTCTATTATTTTCATCTTGTAACCACTTAAACGCGGAATTTAAAACAATACCAGTCAGAATTAAACTAAAAAATTCTTTGATTCTTTCAAATATACTTTGAATCGGTGCGGTAACTTTGTTAACTACATATCCAAGTTTACTGCCTATTTTTTTAGTTTCTTCTAGAGATTTTTCTTTTTCGGCAAATTTTCTTTTTGATTCTGCTGCTTTTATCTTCTTAATTGATTCTTTTTCTTCTGCGATTCGCATCGCAAAATCATAAGATAACTGTTTTTGTATTTCTACGAGAATCCTATTTGTTTCTACTAATGATTCAGATATTTGTATATTAGATATATCCGTCGTTAATGTCTCTGGACTTATTTTTGGTTTTATAAAACTAAATGCTGTTCTTTTTAATTTTGGGACAGCAGATGTAACAGAGGCACTACGAAGCACTGAAGAAGATATATTTCTTCTACTTAATTTTGGTATTGCTGGTGCTTTGTAGATTTGATTAATGTCCACTCTGCTGTTGTGCCTTTAGGTTTTCCTCTTCAATATATTGTTCAAGTAGAGTAAGATATACTTCTCTCTCCCAAGGAATCATATTTTCAAGTTCTGTTAATGAATATTTATGGTGCTGCATCAAGGCAAAATTGATTTGATAGTATGACTCAAGACTTGTATGAGCCATACTTAGCTGAAAAAACTGGCAAGTCCCTCCAGAACAACTTCACTTTCCACATCTGTATTTGGATTCGTAACTTTAATTGTGTGAGATAGTTTTGGCATTGTTGTAAAGAAATTTTCAATTTCTTTAAACTGCTTGGTATTCATCTGCTCTACAAAATCTTCCAATTCTTTTTTTGTACAATCAGAAGTACTCCAAGATTCTTCTTGATCGTAAACCATATCAATACAAGAAATAATCATACTTAAAGATTTATTAACATCACTTATATCATCATTTGTCTCAAAATTGTTCTCAACAAATTGATCCAATGAAGGATATTTCATTTTCATTGAAAGGGTATCATCTAGTTTGATAATACTATTATGATCTTCATTTTTTTGAATTTTAATATCATCAATCATAATTTCTACCTTGACCTGGGTTTCTCCATCATCAGGACAAGTTACATTAACTTCAACAGTTTCTCCAACGGATTTAGCACGAACATTTAAAAATAGATATTCAATATCAAAAGTTGAAAGGTCTGATACTTTAATTCCTTTTGTCAGAATACAATCTGATAAAATTTGAACAATCGCACTTGTAATCTGTTTCATACTTTCAGATTCAAGTGCCATAATTAAAATCTTTTCTTCTCTTACCAGGAAAGGACGATATCTAATTTTCTTTCCAGTAGAAGGCAAATCCAACTCATATGTTGGAGTATTAATCTTTGGTAAAGGCATAATGACCTATAGAACTTCAGTTGTGATTATTTATTAAGTAAACGTCAATCCAGTTTGTTGTTGTAAAAGATTCAAATCTACTATAGGTGGATTTCCCGTTCCTAATCTACCTGTGGATGGCGTTTCTTTAGGAAGAACTCCACGACTTACAACATAACGATCATAATTAAATGTTACGGTAACCTTAAGTAAATCGGCAGGACCATAAGACACCGGCATTGAAGTCAAACCTTTAGGAAAAGCATTGACAAATGTATATACTAATTCTCTATTATAATCTCGTTCAAATTTTCGGACGGTCATATTTTGACACTTATAAAACTCTGGAAAATTAAATCTTCGGTAAACATCTACATTGGATATAGTTGCCGCAGCAGGTTCTTCATCTGGAATATTACCTCCAGAAATATAATCCATCCATCCTTCAAAAAATCTCAATACATTGTAGTTAATATCAACATAAAAAGTCATATCCACATCAGTATAAAGACGAGTATGGGCAAATTCCTGTGTAACTCCCATAAAATTATCTTTGACTTCTGATGTAGCATAAGAAGTTGCTGGTAATGTTGCTTCTGAACAAAGAAATCCCAACTTATCTTTAATGAACGTATCAATATCACCTAAGTCTGGATAGCTAGTACTAAAGTGCTTTTTTAATTGACTGGTTAGAGGAATATTTACAAGATAATAATTTGTTTGTGCCAAGTTTCCTACAAGATCTTTAACTTGACTCATCCTAATTTTTTTGACAACAGAATTTGCCACTCTAAATACCTTGTGCGAACCTTACATTATTAAGTATTTAGATGTCATATAAGGGAAAATACCAACCATCATTCCCCAAAAAATACAAGGGAGATCCGACAAATATCATATACAGATCATTGTGGGAAAGGAAGTTTATGGTCTATTGTGATCTCAATGAGAAAGTGTTGGAATGGGGATCGGAAGAAATGTTTGTGTGGTATAGGTCTCCAATAGATAGCAAACCTCACAGATATTTTCCAGATTTTTATATCAAAGTTCAAGAATCTAG